ATAAGTATCTTTAGATACATGAGTTTTGTGAGGAGAGATAGATACACCCAATTTTGTCATAAATTTAATATAACTTCTGGCGACTTTATTGTTTTTAATAACAATATCATCACCCAGAATTATATAATTTGAGAATGGAAATATTCCATTCTTCTTTGCACAAAATTGGACTACTAAATGGTGAGCTAGAGTAAATGCTGCTCAACTAGAATAACAACCCATAGGTTGACCGACTGCATATTTGTAGTCAGTATCACCATATTGGAATGATCTTTTAGTTAGCAAATTTGCTCAACTCTCAGAATATCTTCAAGAATCTATTACTTTATTTGATGTTTTAAATACCAAATAATTTAATAATTTCTTCTGAAGATGTACAGGGAATCTATCAGTAGCACTAGATAAATCTAAGCTATAGAAAGGGTCATTACCCTCTCATTTGTGAAAAGGATCTTGAGTAAAAGTTCTATCACATGGTAATTTACGAAGTAAATTCATAAAATTAACATGTATAGGCTTTAAAGTAAATTGTGTAAAATAGTCAGAAATTGCTATAATACGCTTTTTACACTCAGGATCATTTACAATAGATAATCTTCCTGATGATTTGTGAGTAAAGATATTATCTTTACCACTACCATTCGGAATATTAATCTTATTGTGATTAACAAATGAAATTAAAGGACCGATATACTTATTAAAGAATTCTTTACCAACCAAAAATAATATGGATTCCATTGTCATACTACCTAAGTATTTAACTGTTTCAGTTATACTAAGGATAGTAGGACCATGAGGACCCATTTTTAGTGAAATAAAGAAATCGGAAGTTGTATATTTAGGAACCTTCCATTCTAAATCAAACTTATTGATAAATTCATTAACAAAATGGCCTGGAACCGTTTTAAAACGTTTCGTAGGACCATTAGTTATCGAACTAAAATCAATAGGTATTTCCTCATTTCTTTTTGGGGAAATTGTTCTTGAAATATTCATTAAAGTTAAACAGAATATAATATGTTCTGTTTTATTACTATCAATGAATGGTTTCAAAAATATGAATTTAGAAGGAAAACCACCTTTGGAGGAAACAAAAGACGTATTAACCAGTAAAGGTCTTCCGCACATGTACCTTGTTATTAACAATCTACATGTCTTTAGATATTTTACTGTAAATAATGTTCCATTCTTCTTAAGAAGAGTAAATATTATTTTAAAAACACGTTTTATGACTTTAACATCG